GTAAAGATGGTGTAGAATTATATGCAGAATCTGATTTATCTGAAGCTTCTGATAAGTTAACAGAGATTATTAATCTTTTATCAACACCTATTTCAGGTATTAAAGTAGATATTAGCCCTATACCATATTTTGGTAGAACGCAAAGATATTCTCCTCATAATTATAATATTGATAATGATATAAGATTATTTCCTGTTCTTAATCAAGATATGGATATTATAGGTAGTAATAATCAAAGAACTTATAATACTATAACTGATTATGAAACTATACAAGAAGAAATCATCAAAATCGAAAATCATCCTGGTAAATGGTATGTAAATATATTTGTATCCTTAAAAGATGTTAATATTAAAGTTACTAATAGAGATATGAATATAGAATATGGTAATTTTCCATATGGTGATATAATTGTAGGATTAACTATTGATTTAATGACTCTATGTACTAATTATAGAAGAATTAATAATAAACAAACTATGATAAAATATGAATATATTGGCAATGGAACAACTGTATTTCCATATTATGATGCAATACAGCATCCATTTATATATCATCATCAAGATAATGAACACAGAAATACTATTGGATGGTTTACATCATATGGTAATGGTAATACGTGTTTTGGAGATTTATCTAAAGAAATATATCAAGCATTATGTACAGGTAATTTGAAAATGCTTAAAACATATCTTAAAATATGGTCAAGTTCATATACTTCTGGTTCAACATCTCCATTAAATAATCCTCAAAAGTTTCATTTTGGAAAACCAAAAGAATGGAATGACATAATTTCTTCTCATATTGCTACTGATACTTCAGTTTGTCAAACTCAATTAAATTATGGGACAGATAAAGAGATATTTAAAGACACATTTTGTACTAATTGTGCTTTAACAAATAATTGTAGAACATATTCTAAATTATTATTTCTTGAATTAGATTGGAAAACTAGTGCTGATAAAAATTGGAGACGCACATTTGACCAAATATGTGATTATTTTGATGGTGATTTATCTAAAGAAGTACTAAATGAAATCTTTAATGATTTATATTTTTATTTAGAAGCATCTAAAGAGATAGGTACTCGAAAAGTCAGACAAATATTTATGTTAAGAAATGCACATAATTATTATCTAGCACCTTCAATACGCAATAAAAAGGAATGGGATGAGTTTTTACATGAATTTTGTAAAAATCCAATGGATAATCTCAAAGAAATGTTTCATAGGGCTGAACGAGCATGGATATTAGAGCAAATTAGTCATGAAAATAATGATATGTTTCATCAGTTAATGGCTAAAACAGAAGATATGACATTTCAAAAATCCTGTGAAGTATTACCAAATAGAACAATAGAAGATAATCATTACTCTTGGCTTTATGCTATAGGTAGTATGACTAATAGAAGTGATTATATGACATATTATAACCTACTAAACCAAAGAAAGGAAGGATTACGTTTTGGAAACTAAAAACAACAAAAACAAAAAGTTCTGGATATCACGCGAGAACTTCGATAAAGTTATAGCATATGCTGAGTCTGCATATAGATTACATAAATCTGAAATTGGAGGACAATTAGTTGTTCTTGAAGATAAAGATGGTGATTATATATTAGAAGACCCAGTAATACTAAAACAAGAAATATCATCAGGAAATTGTGAGCTAGATGGAGAAGAATTA